CTCTCCTATATTATCCTCCATCTTGTTAATAAGATTCATCCATTTTTCAAAAGCAGAACGAATTGAGAAGTCAACGTCATTTAGAACTGTAACTGTCCAAGTGTCGAATGTTCTATCACCTGCGATTTTTAAAATCCTACCTCTAAAGTTAACATCAATTGGTGTGATGTTTGAAGCAGGTAAGGCAGCTGCCTTAATTAAAAACCTTGATTTTTCCTTTGTGTCATTATCTATTTGAGTTTCATTAGGAAAAGCAATTTCCACCTCAAACAGATTCGGTCTAGTTCCACCACCAGCTAGTTTACTTTTAAACCCAGTGATTGTTCTTAGTGGTGGTTTATTAAATTGGGTTGCCATAGTCCTTTATACCTTTAGTTAAACTGTACCAATAACTTCTTCAAATGAGATGCCAGTTCTAGTGGCGACAAATGTAAGACCAATGAAGTTAATTGACCTTGCAGGTTTGATAAAGATGTCTGCTACAAATTCATTGTTATCTATAACAGCAGCAGTGTTATTTGTCTCATCACAAACAACTCTGAAATCAGAGATTCCTCTCTTTGCTTGAACGTCACGTAAGAAAGGTTCAACAATATTTACAAAGTTAGTTCTTGTAATCTCATCGTTGAATTCAAAGAGTTGATCTTTCGCTGCAGCAGCTATTGCTTCTTCTATGAAGATAAACAATCTACGAACGTTGATGCGATCAAATGCGGATGCTTTTCCAAATGCAGTCTTATCACCAAATAAAACAATTCCTGCTCCTGGTGAGAAGATTATTGGATTAATTCTATTTGTATAGAGTCTATCTCTTTGTGATTGATTTGGATTGAATCCAAGTTTAACTGCGTTTAAAATAGAACCTCTCGCTGTTCCCGCTGGTGAGAACCATGGGAAATTATTAATGTCATTTCTCGCACATGTTCCTGCGATATCACCATTCAGAGGAACATACCTAAAGGTATTTCCAAATCTATCAAACATATACTTGTATCCACTATCGAGAACCGCGTATGTTGATGATGTAACTGAGGAATAAAATTCTAATACATTATTTGTAATGGTCTCAGAAGATTTTATTGTAGCATTGTCTGTTCCCGCATCCGTTATGAATGATCCTTTATGTGGTGATATGAATGCTACTGCATCCTTTCTAAGTTCAGCAACTGCAATTAATTTATTTGCTAATGCTTGTCCTTCTTCCTTCGTATAAGATCCTGATCCCATGAGTAAGAAGTCAATATCAAATTCTTCTTTATTTGAATATAAATCATATCCACCAGATAGGTTTGTTAACGTTGCGTTTAAAGCACCTGTTGATGTTATGCCAGTTTTTCCACCATAGTTTGTACCTCCAGTTAAGGATAATGACAAATTACCATTTGATGTGAAAGTAACATCTTGGGTATCTTGATCCCAACCTTGACCAGTAAGAACTTCAAATCCACCATTACCAGATCCAAATCCAGTATTTACTGAACCATCAGGTCCACTTAATCCAAAAATAGTATTTGATGAATTTAGTAAGAACTTCCTCCAATATGAAGTTGATCCTGCAGAAAACTCACCATCTTTTGCTTTTGATAAATTTAAATTCTTTTCAAGGATTGTTCCTGCATTTCCAGTAATTTCTCCTTCATCATCAATTACAACAACATGAACTTCATCAAACCTAGAGTTTCTTGCTGCAGCATATGCTGAAGTTCCTGGTCTATCTGCTACTTGATTCCAACTAATTGGTTTACCATTTGTAGTTGTAATAGTTTGAGAATCGAACCAATCTGCTGTTGATGTTATAGCAGTTGTTCCGTATGCTACTGATTGTCCTGCTGTGTGAATAGCAACACTAGTATCACTAAACTTGTAAACACCTGAGGGTTCGTAGTCAACTGCCTGTTCTACTCCACCAAATATATGTGATATTAACTTAACACCGATAGTTCCTGTTCCTATTTCAGTGATAATACCTTTGAATACTCCACCGATGAGTTCAGTTGTCCCTGCACCTGCCTTTACTGTTCCAGCTGGAACTGCCTGTGTGATACCTGCTCCAACTACTGGTGGTGTTCCACTAACCGTTGTTGCTCCGAAATCAAATGATGTTGTAATGTCTACATTTAGTAAAGATGACTCTGACATGGTGATTACGCCAGCACCAATGCCTTGAACTGTAGTTCCAGCAGGAAGAACACCATCTACATCACAACGAATTTCTTGTCCTATACTAATTGATGTGGTTGTAATTCCTATTGTTGATGCACTACCAACAAGAACTCCTGATCTATTTGGAACAGATGCACTAAAAATAGAAACACCCGTAGTGTTTATTCCCAGTATTTGATCTGCTTGACCATCTATAATTGCAACTTTTAATCCATTTGCCCACGAACCAGGATTTCTTGCTACTACAGATGCACTAGACAAGATATTTTCATCATATCCTTTGTTGATGTAATCATCTACACTGTTGATAGTTACTCCAACGCCAACATCGTTAGAATTGCTTAAACCATCATCTGATGCTCTAACAACACTCAACTGTCCACCATACGCTAAGTATGATGATGCTACCATCCAAGACTCAACTTGATCGTCTGTGGTGTATGGTTTTCCAAAATTATCAATTAAATCCTGTTCGCTTTCAATAATTATAGGTAGATTGACAGGTCCCTTTTCAAAAGGTGCTACAATCGCAGCGGTTTTGTCTGTGGCAGAGTCAACTCTACCAATAGTTAAATCAACCTCTCTAACTACAATTCCAGGAGATGCTAAATTTACTGGCATCTTGTACTCTCCGAATCTCGAAATATGTTAAAATTATTTATTAAAATGACCTTTTTGATTGGGGAAACAATGCGTGAACAGACTTATGTATCTTATCCTCTGCTTGTTTTCTTAGAGAACTAAGATTCATATGATGGTATACTTCGTATACAACATCATTTAATTCTTCTTTGGTTAAATCTGGGTATAACTCTTTTACAATACTATCTAAGTGTAAACCTACTGAAGGTTCTGCTAAAATTTTCATTTACTTTTATTTATTACCAATCAGGATACTGCCAATCGACAAACTTTATTCTCTTCTGTCTTGTTTCAACAATTCTTTTGATAGTGCACACCTTACATTCATATGAATATGATGATGCTGTAGCACCTCTTCCTTTTCTGGATCTATAGAATCCCTCTATTAAATTTTTCTCTTCACCACAAACTCGACATCTTCTATCATTAAGTAATAAATGTCCCAGTTTTAATTGGTCATCGAATTCCATTCACGTTTTTTTAACTTTTCTTCAGTAGTTATATTAAATTTTATTCCTCTGTGAGATAAAAGCACCATTTTTGCTTCGGTCATTTTCATATCATAGAAGATAATCGGTTGTTCTAATCCTACATCTCCACTCATAAATCCTCCTGTGTAAATTACTTTTATATCTCCTTCTACTACTGAACATATCATATAACCTAATTATTTACAACTTTAACAATTGCTTTAGATTTATTTGTTTACATATAGTCCCACATAAATGAACGATCTCCATATTCATCAGTTTTCCATACATCACCTTCATTGTCAACAAAAACAGTATCATCTAACCCATCATTAACAAAACCAAATGGTGCCATATCCTGTTCGATTTGATTCTTTTGTTCTTCATATATTCTCTTTCTTACATCATTATCAGTCATTTCTTTAAAATAATCTTGTGCAACTAACCATGCAAATATGACAAGGCACATTGCTAGGTCATCATTACAACCCTCCTCTGCTTCAAAGGAGTTTGCTTTTTGAGCAAAAGTTGTTAACTCTGCAATAATGTCATAGTCATTAACTATTATTTTATCATCTTCTAAGAGTGTTTTTAAATTCGAACAACCTAGTTTTTTAACAGCAGCAGTTGTACGAACACCTAACTGTGATTTTTTACCAGAAAATCCTTGACCAACTATCTGACCATTTCGACCTCGCATTGATGCCATGAGTAAATTATCATATTCTAAATCATATTGAAGAATACTTGCCACTTGATCTCCAATATCATTTACTTCCACCAATAGAAATGCTTGATTATATCCCCTTGCTACATCATATATGATGTTTGGAAATAACATTGGTTTAATTTCATTGTTTCGATATTTTGCGACTGCTCTATATGGAAACTTGGTAATATCGAAAACTATGAACGCAGAATAATCATTACCTAAACCACGAGCAACGTCAACCGTAATCAGATAATTATGATCTTTGATTGGTTCTTCATAGATATCCAGACCAGCATTTTTCTTCAAAGGTTCTTCATATACAAGATTTCGAAGTTTTGTTGCATTTATCAATGTATTAACAGAACCTAAAAACTCACATTCAAACTCAATTTTAAATTGTTCTTCTGATGTGTTTGCAATTGTCTGCTCTTTCCATACTTGATCTCTACCAGGAACTTCACTCCAATGAACATCTGTTGGTGTGTATTCATTCTTTCCTCTCTCGGCATCATGCCATAATCGGTAGAAGTGATTCATACCACGAGGGGTAGAAACTATAATAACTTTTGTGCTTTGTCCTGATGTAATTGTAGGATATACAGACGCAAAGAAATCATCTGCAATATGATTTGGTATGAATGCAAACTCGTCTAAGAATATGACGTTATAAGATCCACCACGAACAGCAGATGATGATGTGGAGTTTGCTGATATTTTTGATCCATTCTCTAATTCTAATGAACCTTTGTTCCAAGATATGATACCTTGTTGCATCCAAGATGGTAAATTTTCATAAGCAAGTT